GGTAAATGCAACGGCAGGGCAGATGAGTCGAGCCGCCGCCGTAATTTTCATCCAGAGCGAGCGCGAAACCCGTCTTGCAATCGGTGGCGCAACTAATGGCTGGAAACGCGTTGATTACACCGTTGTATTGCAAGTCTTTCATCACTCTATGCAAAATAACGCCGAAGATGCTATGGCGGATTTTGATACACTAGTGGACAACATCAAGGGAACGCTCAGAGCTAGTCACAATTTCGGCGATTCATCGCAGGTTAATGTCTGGCAAGGCGCGGAACCAGCGATTGACTGTCTATACGGGGAGCCAGTTACTTCCGACAACGGAGCGACTGAAACCTTTGCAGAGATTCGATTCGATGTTACCCAAATGATTCAGGCTTAGGAGAGCAATGGCAACCTATCAATACAACGGCGATGAAGTGAAGGAATTTCCTACACTTGGATTGACCGTCAAGCCCGGCGATACTTTCGACTCGGCAGACGAGATCATTTCCGCCGATGTAACTCTCGCTTCTGCACCAAAGAAAACACCAACCCCGTCAGCCGCGCCTGACACAACGCAAGGAGCGTGAGTAAGTGGCACTACAAAATACACATCGTTCGTATATAGGAATCGCCAAAGAAACAACTAAGGGAACTGCGGTCACAACCCCAACCGCGTATATTCCCGTTCTTGCCAACTCGGTCAAGCCTCAAGATGTTTTCACACCTCTCTACGATGAGGGCTTGCGTGGATCGCTTGTCAAGAATTACAACTACCTACAAGGCCGCGTTCACTCAACCTTTGACTTTGGTGGAGCAGTATTCGCCGACACCGTGATCTACCCTCTTGCTGGTGTACTTGGTGAAGATGTCGTTTCAGGCTCAGCACCTTATGTCCACACCCTCGCACTCAAAAACTCAGCAACATCAGGCGCAGATGCTCAACCTTCTGCTTACACAATCGTTGATTTCTATGGCGCAAATGTTCGCTCATGGACAGGCCATCAGTTCTCAGATTTCTCTCTCAAGTGGAACGCAGACGGACTCCTTGAGTACGATGCAAAATCAACAGGATGGCAGTCCGCTACCGCATCGACCCCAACTCCATCTTTCTCAACTGTCCTTCCAAGCGTTGTCTGGACTGGAACTGTCAGCGTTGCTGGTACTACGATCTCAACCAACACAGATGGAAACATTGATCTCAAGCGACCAGTCACTCCTGTCTACGGAATCTCAAATGTGCAGACTCCTTATCAGGTATTCCTCGGTGCACTTGAGGTAACGGGTAAGGCAACTTTCCTCATGGAAAGTGACACCCAACTGACTAACTACTTGACTAACACCCAACCAGCACTCGTCTTTAACTGGACAACTGGAACAGGTGCTACTCAAACATCAATCCAAGCCACGATGACAAAGGGCGCGTACACACTCGCCGTTATCGAACGCTCTAAGGATTTTGTCGAAGTCTTGGTCGATTTCAACGCTCAAGGCAACCTGACCGATGCTGGAACTGTCGGATACTCACCTATTAAGTGGGTTATCAAGAACGCAGTAACCACCTCAGTCGCTTAACCCATAGACCGCAATGGGGGTTGATAAGCCCGCCTTCGCTTGTCCCCCCATTGCCTATATTTGCTAAGATAATCAGAAGGCAAACTACTAGGAGGCACCATGTCAAAACTAACACTTCCATCAGGCGCAACAGTCACACTTAAAGACCCAAATACCTTGAAGGTTAAAGATCGCAACCGCATTATGAAGGCTGGCGATGGTGGGTCAGCAGCAGAGCGCGGAATTGCTATCAGTAACGCACTTCTCGCCGCAATCATTGAGGACTGGTCTTACGACCTTCTCGTTCCTTCAGTTAAAGAGGAATCCATCGAGGAACTGCCAATCCCTGACTATTCTCTGCTCGTCAAAGAAACCGAGAGCTACATCAAGGCAATCTTCCCTGAACTCGCAGACACCGACCTTAATCGTTTGAATCCTGATAGCCCTTTAGAAAACTCGAACGGCTAAAAGGATTACTGCAAGGGTTTCAGAGAAATCCAGACTTTGATTACCCCGATGAGGAATGGTTCTACTTTAGGTTCGCAGATAAGTTTGGTTGGACTCCTGACCAAGTAGATGATCTACCAGCAATACGCGCTGAGTGGTTGATAGCAATAGCCGATACCATTGAGCAAGTGAAGATCGAAAAGATGGAGAACCGGTGAGCGATAACCTGCCCGAAGTCTTAGCGGCTTTGAAGGCATGGCAAAATCGCATGGATAAGGCGGCAGAGTTAGCTACGAGAGAAATCTCTATTGCTCTCTGGACAGATGCCCGTAAAATCGCTAGCGAAACTTCAAACCCACCGATTCAGAAGAACAATAGGTTACGCCACAACCCTCACATCGGCCCACGATCAGGAGAAGGCCCGAACATCGCAACGGGTAATCTCTTTCGCAACATCATCGCTCAACCAGTTAGGTATCAAGGATTTGGCACTTATGTCGCAAGCGTTGAATCTGGTGCCGAGTACGCCAGAGCAGTAGAACAAGGCTCATCTAATTGGAATGGGGTAAAATACCCATATATGACTCCTGCGCGTGAGAATCTCATCGCAACGGGTAAAGCGCAGATAATCGCAACGGGATTTCTAAGAGCAGCGATGGGGGTTTAGAGTGGCAGGCGATATCCCTCCATTAAATATTGACATCCAAGTCGCTCTTGGAAACCTTACTAGCGCAGTAGATAAAGCCACATCCGAACTTGGAAAAGTAGGCGATGCTGCTAAAAATCAAGAGTCTAAATTCTCGTCATTAAAGACTGTCATGGGTGGAGTCTTTGGTGGAAACTTGATGATGCAGGGCGCACAAATGCTAGAAGGTGGATTGCGCGATGCTATTAAGGCAATCCAAGATACTCAGGTAGCCACCGAACAACTTTCAACGGCACTTAATAACTCAAAACAAAACACCGCCGCCAATAGAACAGAAATCCAAGCGACAACGGAAAAAATGTCGGCTTTGGGTTTTTCTACTTCTGCCACAGAGGGCGCATATAAGACTTTAATTTCTGCAACAGGCTCGACAACTGAAGCCACCAAGTTGATGGCGATGGCAGCTGATCTTGCTCGCTACAAACATGAAGATTTAGCTACTGCCGCTGGCACTCTTGAAAAAGCCACAATGGGTAACGCTCGCGCTTTCAAAGAATTTGGTATTACTTTAGACACAACTTTGCCCAAGAATCAGGCTATCACTAAGGCAATGGATGAGTTAAACCAAAAGATCGGCGGGCAAGCAGTTGGATACACTCACACATTCGCCGGCGAGATTGAAGTCTTAAAAGCCAAGTTTGACGATGTGGCAGTTAAGGTCGGCGCAGTTGTCATGCCGATCCTGACAAAACTGGTGGAGTTTATTACGGGCGTTCTCATTCCAGCAATCGTTTTTCTATACAACATCGCCATCGGCGACTGGATTAAACAACTTGTAAATCTCTGGAACACGCACGAAGGTCTAAGAAAAGTCGTCGTTGATGTTATTAAGGCAATCGTTGATGCTCTTGGGTACATCGTAGGGGCTATCGGTAAAGTTGTAGATGCTGCCTCTCACTTGCCTCTTATCGGCAGTCACTTCAAGGGTATCGGCGCAGGTATTGATGAAGCCGCAAAGAAAATCGGTGATTTTGGTAAGGGCTTAGATGCTCTAGCTAATAAGAAAATCGGTGGGGGAGCTAGCCTTGCTGACCAACTCGTTACTGCCGGAACTACTGGCGCGGGTGGGGATACCGGCGTTACAGGCAACCTCGGAGCCGCTGGAAATGTATCTAAAGCCCATGCTGCTGCTGCTAAAGCAACTGCCACCGCACTAGCCAAGCGCAACGCCGAAATCAAGAAATACAACGATGAGGCAGTCAAGCTAGAAGATCAGATGAACGCGGTTCTCACAGACCGTCAACAGAAGATGGATGCGGCAACTGCTACTCGTGACGATGCTTTAGCAAAAGCCAACGAAACTTACAACCAATCAGTCGCAGACATTAACCAAAAGTATGACGATGCTATGGCTACGGCTCAAGATAATTACAACACCGCAGTCGAGAACGCTACTGCCACTCATCAGGAAAATTTGCTTGATATTCAGCAACAGTACGCAGATAAAGCCGCGCAGATTGAGCAAGCCGCCGCCGATAAGCGACAGAGTATTATTCAGCAATCTATTGATGCAATGACTAGCGCGTTTGCCAGCGCAACCAAGATTGACATCGGCAAACTATTCACGGCTGGTGGAGGAACTGCCGATGGTCTGGTATCTCAGTTGCAAGATCAAATGGCTCAGATTACGCAGTTGCAACAAGATGCTGGACTTCTTGCTGCGCAGGGCTACAATCAATCTTTCATTAACGAGGTTATTTCACAAGGGCCAGCACAGGGAGATGCGCTTGCTCAGTCAGTCCTCAACGCAACTCCTGACACTCAAAACTCTATTAAATCTCTCTACGCTCAAATCCAAGACACATCTCAGAACGGGCTCAATACTCTTGCCGCGCAGATGAACGATGGAACGAGTTTTGCTACCCAAGCCCTCGCGCAGCAATACGCGCAAGTCGGCGTTGATCTACAAACACAACTTGCCGCCAACTCATCAGCCATGCAGACGGCAATGGATAAAGAAAACGACACCTTTAATAAATCACTTACCACAGCCCAAGACACCTTAGATAAGGCTACAAAAGCCGCCACAGATGCCCGTGACCTTGCTTTACAAAATGCGCAAGATACCCTTCAGAACTCCATTACGGCGGCTCAGGATGCCTTTAGCAAGTCTGTAACTGCCATCTCAGACTCGACCATGAAACAACTTGATGCGCTTCAAACCAAACTTGAATCGGTAGCCGCTTCTCTTGGCTCCCTCGGTGCCTCGACAGCCAGTATCTCTAGCTATGGCGCAAGCGTTGGAATGTCTATGGGTGGAACGAATACAACTCTCGTCAATCCTTTAGGTGGCCCGAAGGATATGTCTAACTACACAGACAACAGCGTGAACACAACTATCTACGCCTCGACAACCGCAACAGCAGCAGATATGGCAAACGCCGTGACCTCGGCGGCTAAGTTCGGACAACCAATCGCCACTAGCCCGCAAATCGTTGCCGGACTTTCTGGGACTTCTGCGAAGGGTAACTAATGGCAACCGTATCTTCACTCAACTTTTACTCTTTTGCTTTTAATGGATTTGTATTTGGTGGGGCAGGTTCGCCTTATCAAATTACCTCGGTTGATGGATTAGAAGGTCTGCCAACTTTGCGCGTTCAAGATGCAGATCGCGGCTACCAAGACGGAATGTTCTCAGGTCGAGATTTCCTTAGCGGTAGAACGATCACAATGACCATGCTCATTTTGTCGGGTAACGGCAACTCAGCATTTCAAAACCTAAACCTCTTGCAAGCCACTCTCCAGCCTCAGCAAACAGGCACAACCCCACTTCAGTTTCAGATCTCCCCTGCCAATGGACTTCAATACATCAATGCTCGCGTGAGAGCATCAAAACTCACAGTCGATCCCGAATACACCTACGGCTATATCAAGGCTCAGTATGACTTCTTTTGCCCTGACCCTCGCTATTACGACAACGGTGTTCAAACGGCGATTATGACTTACACAACCCCACTAGGTCGCACCTACCCACGCGTTTATCCCCTGACTTTCGGCGGCGGTTCTAACACTCAATTCGCCACAGTCATCAATAGCGGATGGACTAATACTTATCCGCTCATTTCAATTTACGGCCCTGTTACAAATCCCGTCATCGGAAGCATTACGGCTAATGCTTCTCTGAACTTTAACTACACAATGGCGGCTTCAGATGTCATCTCGATCGATCTGCTTAATCGCACAGTCCTTCTTAACGGGACACCTGCTCGTAACTTATTGCTAGGATCATCCACATGGTTTAACGCGGCAGTCGGCACCAATCAGTTTTACTTTACGGGTTCAGGAACAACGGCAGGAACAACAACCGCTTCGGTACAATGGAACAACGCTTATGTATAACAGGGAGAACTGATGGCATTACGCACACCGCCTAGCTGGTTACAAAACGGCTCACATCCAGCGGAAAATGACCGCTTAACCACTCAAGCTCTCTACGCGACAACGGGCATCATCGGCTCGACCTCTCTTGCCGTAACTCAAAACGGAACGCCGAATATGTCGGTGAACATCGCCGTAGGTTGGGCTGCAATCGTAGGAACAAGCACGACAACTCAGGGAACTTATGTCTCCTACAACGATGCCGTAGTGAACGCGGCAATCGCTACCGCGCCGGCAACGAACTCTCGCATTGATCTCGTCTGCTTAACCGTCAATGATGCTTATTACTCAGGCTCGACAAATAACATCGTAGTAAATGTGGTGACGGGAACAGCCGCCGCCTCACCAGTCGCACCTGCTACGCCAGCCAACTCCATCGCATTAGCTCAGGTTCTGGTCGGAACTTCCGTCACTTCTATCCTGACCGCCAACATCACCGATGTACGCGTTCAGACCACGACAAACCTTCCAGTCGTAAGCCTTACGGGTACACAAACCCTCACCAATAAAACTCTTACAGCACCAACAATTACAGATGGATACCTTTCATCTCCACGCGAGCTTATGACGATTTCTGCTTCAGCGGCTACGGGAACAATCCCCTTTTATGCTTACACGCAAGGAATCCTTTATTACACAACAAACGCATCAGCGAACTTCACTCTCAACTTTACGGGTACGGCCGGAACTACGCTTAATACAATTATGAATGTGGGCGATGCTTATAGCGTTGTCTTTATGAATACCAATGGCGCAACGCCTTATTACGCTTCGGCGTTTCAAGTTGACGGGTCGGCAGTCACCCCGAAATGGGTGGGCGGAACCGCCCCATCGTCAGGTAACGCTTCCGCAATAGATGTATATTCGTTCACAATCATTAAAACTGCTGCGGCAACCTTCACGGTTCTTGCTGGCGGCCCGACTAAGTTTGCATAGGAGACATTCATGCCTTTACTTGCAGGATTTGTATTCGGCGCTGGCGGCGTAGGTCGTGCTGCCGTATCAGGCACAACTGGTTCTCCAACTATTGATTCATCCACACGCGCACCTAAGACCATCTATAAATTCACGGGGTCGGGAACTATCACGGTAGCGACCGCGGGCGCGGTTGAGTGCTTAATCGTCGCAGGCGGCGGCTCACCAGGAAGCGCAGGCGACCAGTCAAGTATTGGCGCTGGCGGCGGCGGCGCTGGCGGCGTTACTTATTCGGCCTCGTTCTATTTACCTGTTGGCACCTACACGGTAGGGGTAGGCGCAGGCGCGGCGAGCGTAGGCGGCGGCTCAAGTCTCAATTTTGGCCTTTACGGTAGCAACAGCGTAATAGTGCAGTCTGGGACACCTGCTGCCGTGGCCTTTGGTGGCGGTGCTGGCTCGGGTGGTAATGGAATTCCAGGCGGAAACGGTGGATCGGGCGGCGGCGCTTCTAACGCTTCCGCTGCTTACTCCACTACGGGCGGGACTGGGCTATATGGCAGCGGTAACTCAGGCGGCGGCGTATCGGGTGGGGCGTATGGTTCAGGCGCTGGCGGCGGCGGCGCTGGCGCGGCGGCTCTTTCTATTACTTCCCCGTCGCAAGCAGGAACGGCAGGCGGCGCAGGAGTTTCTAATTCAATTACAGGTGTAGCGACTTATTACGGCGGTGGTGGTGGTGGCGGAGGTGCGAGTGCTACTTACCAAGGCGGCGCTGGCGGTAACGGTGGCGGAGGTGGCGCTGGTTATTCAACGGGCACATCGGGGCAAGCAGGTACAGCGGGCACTGCTAATACAGGCGGCGGCGGTGGTGCCGCTGGTACAGGGTCCACAGTTTCAGGCGCGCCAGGCGCTGGCGGTTCGGGCGTTGTAATAATCGTGGTCGGATAAAAGGAGAAAATCATGGCACATTTTGCACAACTCAATGGCGATACGGTTACTCAAGTGATTGTGGTCAATAACGATGTTATTGGGAATCCAACTGGACTCGAAGGCGAAACGATTGGAATTGAATTTTGCCAATCGTTATTCGGCGCTGACACTCAATGGGCACAGACCTCTTACAGCGGCGCATTTCGCGGCAAGTACGCTGGTATCGGTGACATTTTTGACGGAACTAATTTCATATCGCCCGAGGTATTAACTCCACCTGTAAAGTAAATGCATGGCTAACTACCGCTACCTCTTTGCCGACCTTTTAACGAACACCATCCTTGCTGAGTTACCGCTAACGGCTGTCAATTTCACGCAACAGTTAAACACGGCAGGAACCTTTACGGGAGAATTGTTAATTTCCGGTGTCAATACAACAAACCTCAATGTGGCAAATGCAACTATCCCTGCTCGCACCGCCGTTTATGTAGACCGCGATGGAGTTCTAGTATGGGGCGGGGTTCTTTGGGCGCGAGAATACAACTCTAAATCTCAGACAATTAAACTCACCGCCAGAGAGTTCGAGTCCTACTTTGAACGCCGAAGGATTACATCCGACACGGTTTTTACCAACACCGACCAACTCACGGCTGTCCAGACAATTATCACCAATGCTCAAGCGGCTACAAATGGAAATATCAATGTGCAGTTAGGTGGCGAAACTTCAGGCGTACTGATTAACCGCACCATCTATGGCTACGAATACAAGACGGTTTTCTCCCTTATTCAAGACCTTTCCCGATCTACTACGGGCTTCGACTTCAACATTTATGTCTATTACGACTCCAACGGCAACCCTGCCAAACTCCTGCGCCTCGGATACCCTCGCTATGGTCGGGTTTATTCAGCGACTTCTCTCACGGCTCCAGTCTTTGAATTGCCGGGCAACATCATTGAATACACATGGCCTGAAGACGGAAGCACCGCCGCCAATACTCTCTATGCGCTAGGGGCTGGCTCTAATCCAGGCAGACTGACATCTACGGCAGTCGATGGTTCTAAGATCGCGGCTGGCTGGCCTTTGCTAGAGGAGCAATCTAATTACTCAGATGTGTCCGATGCGACCCTGCTCTCCAACCTTGCTACGGGTCAGGTTTCAGTCGTTTCCTACCCACCGACCACAATTAAAATCACAATCCCACCTTATGCTGACCCGATCTTTGGCTCTTATGAAGTGGGGGATGATGCGCGTATCAGAATCCTTGACGACAGGTTCCCAACTCAGCTAGATACCACTTACAGAATCGTTGCCTACAATGTCACGGCTGGAGAGAATAACGCTCCTGAAACTGTAACGATTACACTTACTACAACATCAAACTAGGAGTGACATGGGCTACCTAAACTTTCCGCCTAATCTAAAAGACATCTTTGACGACATCTATGCGCGAGTTCGTAAGTTAGAAACTGCTCAAAGATTTTCAGTTCCAGTTGTCGCTACCGACCCGACAAATCGGCGCAATGGGGATATGTGGATCAACTCAACAACTAACACTCTGAAAGTCGTGGACTCGGTTGGTACAATTAGAACCGTCACCATTGTCTAACCCATAACCCGAAAGGGCGCAACTATGTTCTGGAATAACGCTAACTCAATCTCTAACACTATTTGGGCAACCCTTGAGAGCATAATTATTATCGGAACACCTATCTTTTTCATCCTCAAAGGACAGAGAAAACTGGATAAGCGTTTAGACCGCATTGAGTACGCACTATTTAACGATGGCAAAACGGGGTTGATTAACAAAGTCGATTCCCTCATCGAGAACCAAAATTACATCAAAACGGATGTAGCAGTCCTCAAAGCGCAAAAAGAGGATTAAAATGACGGATGCTCACGATGGGAATGTGACCCACTCTTACACAATCCACTATCCGGCGCATCCAGCTCGCACCGATGACCCTCATTATGTTGATTTCGACCACTACCACAAGGCAACCCATGACACAGCAAAATGCTCAATCGGAGAACACAGAGATGACTTCTCAGAGTGCAGCCTTGATAAGCCTCTTGAATTGCATCACGCGCACATCGAATTCTCATTACAAAACGGGGTCGATCTCACGTGGCTTGAAGTCGATTATCCAGGAGTATCTAACCCTGACGAAGTAGGAAAATGGGTAGAATCGGCAGAGAACCTAGTTTGGCTTTGCGAGTTCCATCATCGCGGTTCAGGTGGGGTTCATGTAGCAGCCGCTAGCGATTTTGAAGCAGAAAAATATGTTCGCAACCTCATCGGAAAGAAGGAAACAAATGGCTAAGTTCAAACTCAACCTTACGGCAAAAGAAAAGGCACTTCTTGAGCATTACTGCTACGGTGTAGTCGCTGCTGGATATGCCGCCTATCAGATTGACCCACACGCAACCGTTAAGCAGATCATTATTGAAGCACTTGTCGGCGGATTGCTCGCTCCACTTTTGGCTCGTATTAACCCAAAGAGCCTTGTGAATACAATCACGAAAGACACAGGCGCACCTGCTCCATTGGTTCAGGCTGGCGTTGATGCCGTACTTGCCGATGCGAATAAGATCGTTGCGGCTGAAACTCCAAAGGCTAAGTAGTAGCATAAGCACACGCCGTTATGGGCTTCGCTCCATGACTTAAAGCCCTGCCCTACGGGGTGGGGCTTTTGTGTTAAGAAAGAGGTCAGATGTCCACCGCGCTTGATGTCCTTAATGTAGCTCGCTCGCAACTTGGCTTTCACGCGGGGGCGCAAGA